CGCGGTCTACAACGAAGTCCTGGGTGTTCGTCATGATCTCTACGACTTCAAGGGCTATGTCTTTGCCGACACCTTCCCCCTTATCGCAAAAGCGGCCCTGGGCTACGAAGCCATCACCGGCTCAAGCCTTTACACGCACACCGTGAGTCTCTACAACAACTCCTCCACCGGTTCACAGCCGCCAGCAGTGACGATTCAAGACTTCGACGGCGCGAACCCCTTCCAAATCCTTGACGCTCAACTCGGCGACCTGAAGATGACGTTCGGTGCCGAAACTGCGTTTGAGTACGAAGCGAAGTTCATGGGTCAACCCTTCAACATCATCGCCGCACCAACTCAAACATTCTCGACTGAGCAGTTCATTCCTTCCTGGGACGTTCAAGCCACGATTGGTGGCGTTGCGACGTCGCTGGTGGTCTCTGGTGACATCTCGATTGCGCGAGCCACTACGCCGATCTTCACGGCTCAAGGCATCAACGCTCCTTACCGATTGTTCGCTGGCCCCTGTGACGTGACTGGGTCGATGAAGTTCATTGTCGAGAACACCGACAACATTGTCTACGCAAGCAACAACCAAACCACAGTCGGTTCTTCACCGTCAGCACTGTCAAACTCCACAACGGCAAGTCTCCCTGTGACTTCTTCGGCATCGTTCGCCGCTGGTGGTGGCACGGCGGTTCTCTTCCACTCTGGCGTTTCTTACGCCCTGAGTTACACCGGCACAACCGGATCTAGCCTGACTGGTGTTCTGCTGACCAACGCAACGGGCGTGACGCCTACCGCCGCAGACATTGTCTCGACTGGTTCCTACGCTCTGACCGACAGCCCCAAAGTCGTTTCTCTGGTCTTCACTGACCCATCAAGCGGCCATCAAGTCACGGCTCAGATGTCACAGGTTCAGTTCACTGACCCGAAGCGTGACCGCTCAAAGGCCTACGTCGAAGTTGACGCCACGTTCACGGCGGAGGCCAACACAACCGACGCAGTCTCAGCCGCTGGTGGTGGCTACTCGCCCATCAAGATCACGGCAACCAACGCAGTCTCAGCCGTCTACTAATCTCAACTAAACCAAAACGAATAGGGAAGGGAGTTCCTGTGATAGTTGCGCTACCGAATAACGAGTCAGCGACCTTGCGCGAGTACGACGAATTGACCGAGAGACAAGCGCGTCGAATCCGTGCAGCTCTTCGGGGAGCTTTGGCGCAAGTTGGCCAGGCCGCTCAGATGGGTGTCACCGACGATCCGAAAACCTGGGAAGCACTCAAGGGTCAAGACGAAGAGCGCACAGCCATAGACCTCTACACCGACCAGTGCATTGTTGAGATGGTCAAAGCCTGGACACTCGGCGACCTGCCAACACTTGAGTCCGTTGCCGACCTGCCCCAAAAGACTTACTCAATCCTGGGCGAGTCAGCCGTTGCCGTCACGCGTGAGACTGAGGACTTTGACGAGGTGAGTCCAGACCCAAAAGTGGGTACAGGAGACTTGAACGTCTCCGCGCCCACCTTGTCGGGCGTGGTCTCGAACCAGTTGACCCCGACATCGCCGACCAGTGGAGGGAATACAGTTACCGCCAACTGATTCCAATGTCGCACGAGCAATATCTTTCAGAACCGTCTACCGTAGTTGATTGGACGTTGCGGTTAGATCGGTTGAAAGGTCAGGTACAAGAGGAATGGCAACAACAGTCGTCTTAGACGGTCTTCATCTCTTCAAGGACACACTCACCGACATTCAGAAAAAAGCCGACGCCTACATGCTCAAAGCCGTTCGGGAGATGGCACAGGTTGTCATTGAAGACGCTCGCAAAGAGTTCACCACCGTTGCTCTCGACGCTCAGGGCGGCGAACGTCTTTTAGGCAAGGGTGAGAAGTTGCTGAAAGGTGAGAAGTTGTCACGCAAGGGCGCGCACCAGGGCGGAGACAGGCCGAACATCAGAACTGGCTACCTGGCGAGATCCATCAGGGCCGACTTCTCAATCATTGGCATCGGGCGAGCGCAGGCCGAGATCGGCCCAAGAGCCGCATATGGGCGCAGAATCGAATTGGGCTATCCTGGTGGCGAAGGGCGAGGCCAGGCCAAGACGCGAGCGTTCCCATTCCTCCGACCAGGACTAGAAAAAGCCATGCCAGAGATCACCGAAATCTATGAGCGGAACATGGCCGCCGCTTGGAGGGCCTAATGGCTGGCGAATCCTTACTTCCCCCAGTAGTTGCCGTACTTCTTGCCGACATCAAAGAGTTCACGGCCAAGATGGAAACGGCCAAGGGCGAGATGGACGACGTCGGCGCAAAGGGCGCAGGTCTTGGCAGTCAAATGGCCGCAGGATTAGCCGTCGCTGGCGGAGCAGTCGGCGCTTTGGCCTTGGGCGTTGGTGTTGTCTCGACGAAGATGGCGATGGACTTTGGCTCAGCCATGACCTCGGTGCAGAACAGCGCCGGTCTCTCAGAAGCCGCCACAAAGAATCTGCAAGATGCCTTCCTCAACACTGCCTTCAAGACCGAGTTCTCTGGGACTCAAATTGCTCAGGCTTACGCCACCGTCGCAGGTCAATTAGAACTGCTGAACGGCAAGCAGCTCTCGACCTCGCAGGCGATGGACTTCGTCAACAAGGCCAGTGACCTAGCCACAGCAAAGCAGATCAGTCTCTCTTCCGCTATGAGTGCCACCACGCAAACGATGAAGGCCTTCCAAGTTCCTGTCGCCCAGGCTGGCACGGTCACGAACGATCTCTACGTCACGTCAGGTCTGACTGGATCGTCCGTTGACGCTCTCGCAGGACAGTTCACCAAGATGCACCTCAAGTTGGGCGACTCTATTCCTTCCCTGGGCGATATGAACACGCTCATGGTTGATATGACTTCACACGGAGTCGGTCAAGGCCGAGCACTCATGACGGTCACCGGTGCCATGACCAAACTTCTTGACCCATCAACGAAGAACGTGCAAGTGCTTCAAGATATGGGGATCCACGCCTACGACGCCACCGGCAAGTTCGTCGGAATGGGCGACATCATTGGTCAGTTGGCACCAAAGTTCGCCGGTCTCAATCAAGAGCAACAGATCCAGACCGCCACAACCTTGTTCGGATCGAGCGCCGCCTCTGCGATGTTGACCCTTGTGAATGCTGGCCCAGCCGCTTTTGACGCTTCAGCCAAGTCGATTCAGAACCACGCTACGGTCACCCAAGGAGCCGCAATCCAATCTCAGAACCTAAAGAATCAACTCAATATCCTTCAATCTGGGCTGAGTGACGTTCTCATCAAGGTGGGTCTCAAGATCGTTCCTCAAGCACAACAGATTCTCGACGCAGTGTTGGGTAAACCTGGAAAAGGTTCGGCCTACGACATCACGCTCAATGTCAAGGAGTTCGTGCAGTCAGTCGCCGGAGGCAAAGGCACCGGCACGGGTGGGTTCTGGGGAAATGTTGTCAAGGCTGTTGGTCAAACCTTCAAGGACATCGCTGGAATGGGCTCAGGAACCGTTGCCTCTGCCTACGGTTTTGGTAAGTCCGGCATGGACGTATTGGGAGCAATCGACCCTGTCGATCTGATATCACCAAAAGGCGGCTTTGGAAACTTTGCACCAGCCGCTTCTGCCTTTCGACAGGGCGTTGGCGGATATTTTGCGGGGAACAGGTCAGCAAATGATCTCATTGACCTCTATCATGGTGCTGGCAACTCAACGACTGCCGGTGGTCGATTACGTACACAAGGGAATCAACTATATCCGTCTGCTTTTGGATCTCCACCAGCACCAATGGGGCCTTTCCTTCCCAAGCACATTGACACCTCTGGCAGTAAGGTCGACACATCGGGAAGCACGCACCACATCGACAAGGTTGATCACTTGCAGGGCGGCAATATCGACATCATCGGAAACGCCGCAAGTCACCTGGGCGTCTTGCCTCAGATCTATCAAGAACTTGCCAAGAAGGACACGGTCAACATCAAAGTGAAGGTCGGCTAATGGCCAAGGACTACAACATCGACGTGCAGTTTGATATGAACAGTCTTGTCCACAAATTGCTCAACAACGATGAGTTCACTACGGCTCTGGCCGAGATCATCAGGTCAAACATTCTCAAGAACGCCAGATCCTACGGAACGGTCTTGGGCGGCTACGCCGGAACCAATACGCCTGCTTTCCAGAACCTGACGGCAAATGCTGGCTCGTTGAACCAAGCGGCTCAGGGATCGTGGCAAACGGTTAGTGGCAAGCGAGTCTGGGTGCACAACTAATGACCCAGGGCTTTACGGTTCCAGGTCTATCAGTCCAGTTCGCCTTCAACGACCTGAGCACACGAACAACTCCACAACCCTATTCGCCGCGCTCCATCATCATCAACAGTTCGGTGGCGCTCACGACGACATCAACGGTCAACATCTCAGTTAGCACTCTCGGCAACATTCAGCAAAGTCTGTCAACTTACGCCATCGCCGGTTCACTTCCCATCTTTCACCTGGGGACTCAATACACACTCAACTGGGCCTACGCCAACAACAACACTCTCTACTCTTGTTATCTCACGTCTGGCTCATTCACGACAACGGCCTACGTTGACTATCTGGCAACTTGGGTCTGGTACGAATCGAACATCTACCTGCGTGACTTCACAACAAAGATGGGTCGCCAACACGAACTAGACCGCACTGAGTCGTCAAGTCTGACGCTCTCGCTCGACAACCGAGATGGCCGCTGGTTCCCCTGGAATACGACCTCGTTCACTTACACCGCAACCAACGTCTCTGGCACAGGGTCGTTCACATCGTCAAGCATTCTCACTGTTGGCGTACCTGTTCGAGTGCTGGCCACTTGGAATGGTGTGCAATACCCTGTCTACTTTGGCTACGTCACCGCCTGGCAACCATCGTCACCTGACGAAGTGAACTCAGACTGTGCCGTTCTTGCGTCAGACATCTTGAAGAACCTGTCACTGACTCGACTATCTAACTCCAACCTTTACCAACAACAACTGCTCTCACCACTGGCGTCGAATATCTACGCTTCTGGTGGTGGCTCTTACAACATGGTCACGCCAGAGATGTTCAGGTGCAACGATCAGTCTTCTATTGTGACTGGCCTATCTCTTCAGAACACCGGCCCCTCAGCCTTCGTTCAGAGCACACAGGTTTTGCTTCTTCCAGGTTTCTCATCGCAACTGGTCTTCGCGTCGTCTAATAATCTTGGAATCACGCTCAAAAACTTACCGACTACTGGTGGTCAGTTCACCTACAACCACCAGGGGCAATCTTTCGTAATCAGTT